ATGTTTGGCGCACAGCAAGGTGTTAAGTTTCGAGCATTAGAGGAATAAAAAGGGGATCGGCACAAGGCCGACCCAAAATAATCACCGCAAGCATTTAAAACGGCAACCAAAAAGAAGTGTATCCATGTTCCAAAAACATCAATATGTAAGGTCAAAAAAGTTACTCAAACTGGTAGCGGGTCTTGATTGCCAATCCTGTGGGTCGGGCAATATGGTGCAAGCGGCGCACACAAATTGGGGTGGTGGCAAAGGTCGGGGCGTCAAGGCTGACGACAATTTGGTGGCTGCGCTGTGCCTCAAATGCCATTACGAGATTGACCAAGGCAAAGACATGAGCAAAGAAGAACGGCAAGAAATGTGGGAACAAGCACACATTGCCACCGTAAAAAAACTGTACATTCAAGGACTTTGGCCTGTTGACGTGCCGATTCCAGCGTTTACAATTGAGCCGCAGTTGTCTCCTTTGCAGGGGCATTGACCCCTGCTTTTTTTTAGGATAACCATGAAAAAAGACGTAGCCGACTTTATTTCCACGCTGTTTCACAGCTCAACGGTGACGCATTTCATGCACCTAAGCACCGATTCATATGCCACGCATAAGGCTTTGGGTAAATACTACCCAGCCATTGTCGATTTGGCTGACAACTACGCAGAGGCGTATTCAGGCTGTTACGAAAAGATCAAGGATTTTCCTGAAAACTTTCACAACGCCAAAGACCCGCAAAAGTACCTTGCCAGCATCAAAACTTACATTGAAAAAAACCGTGATGCTTTGCCAGACGACAGTCATTTGCAAAACATTGTGGATGAGATTGCCGCACTGGTTGATAGCACAATCTATTTATTGTCATTAAAATGATCAGGATATTTGCTGGCTATGACCCAAGGGAAGCTGTTGGCTACCATGTGTTCTGCCAGAGCCTGATTGAGCGCACCAGCGAGCCGGTAGCCATAACACCGTTATACGGTACACAGCGGGACGGCACAAACGCATTTACTTATCAGCGGTTTCTTGTACCCTACTTCACCAAGTTTAGCGGCAGGGCAATATTTTTGGACGCAAGCGATATGCTGATGCTGTCTAACATTGATGACCTTGCCAAGCTGTTTGACCCGACCAAGGCAGTGCAAGTGGTTAAGCACAATTACCTGACCAAGCACCCAAAGAAATACATTGGCACACCAATGGAAGCGGCGAACAGGGACTATCCCCGAAAGAACTGGTCAAGCCTAATTCTGTGGAATTGTGACCACCTAAGAAACCGAGTGCTGACACCTGACTTTGTGGCTGACCACAGCGGCTCAGACTTACACCGTTTCGGTTGGTTGCCCGATTCACTTATCGGTGAGTTACCGAAAGAATGGAACGTATTGATTGGCGAACAGGACAACAAAAATGCCAGAATTGCCCATTACACGCTTGGCATACCTGAGTTTGAGCATTACCAAGATTGTGATTTCAGCAAGCAATGGTTTAACACCAAAAGCCGACTAATGAACGGCTTGATCAAAATGCGGGAGACGGTCGATGGATAACGGTAAATGAAAATCACCCAAAAAAAGGTTGACAGCCTAATACCTTATATCAACAACAGCCGCACCCACAGCGATGAGCAAGTGGCACAAATAGCGGCAAGCATTAAAGAGTTTGGCTGGACTAACCCAATATTGGTAGATGGCGACAACAGCATCATTGCCGGCCACGGCAGGCTAATGGCGGCAAGGAAGCTGGGCTACAAGGAAGTACCCACCATTGAGCTGTCAGACTTAACAGAAACCCAAAAAAAAGCCTACATCATTGCCGACAACCGCCTGGCGCTTAACGCTGGCTGGGACAACGAGCTGCTAACCATTGAGCTTAACGATTTGCTGGCAGATGGCTTTGCATTGGAATTGCTGGGCTTTGACCCTAAAGAGCTAGACGCATTGCTTGAGCCAGAAGTGGTTGAGGGCTTAACAGACGAGGATGCTGTTCCTGATGTACCTGATGAGCCAACAACCAAACGCGGGGACATATATCAACTTGGTTATCACCGATTGATGTGTGGTAATTCAACATTTATAGATGATGTTGAAAAGTTAATGCAGGGTACATATCCTGATCTGATACACACAGACCCACCGTATGGAATGAATGCTGTTAGCAAATCGTCTGTGCTTAAAAAGAATTACAAAATTGATATTCTTGGTGATGATTCGCCAGACGTGGCAAAAGACGCATTCAATTTGATTTATGGGTTATATCCAGAAGCCAAGCATATTTGGTGGGGGGCAAACTATTATTGTTCCGCATTGCCCGACAGCGAATGCTGGCTTGTTTGGGACAAGGACAATGGTCAATCCGATCAAACCGATTGCGAGTTGGCATGGGCAAATTTTAGAAGTGTTGTGCGCCAATTTACCAAATCATCAGAAAAAAAGAATCGCGTACACCCAACACAAAAGCCCGTGGCATTGATGGAATGGATTATTCGCCGTTTCAAATTATCATCTGACACCATTGCTGATTATTTTGGCGGGTCTGGAAGCACATTGATTGCTGCTGAAAAGCACGGGATCAAAGCATTTGTGATGGAATTTGACCCAAAATTCTGCGATGTGATTGTTAAACGGTGGGAAGACTTTACAGGCAAAAAAGCCGTATTGTTGTTAGAATCCACCGTAACAGCTTAACGAGTTCCCCTATATAAAAGATGGCACTAATTCCTCAAAAGGCGCACAAGCCAACCGATGAGACCCGCAGGATGGTCGAAAGCACCAGCGGATTAGGCTTGCCGCATGAGCAAATAGCCATTCTTGTGGGCATAGACGACAAGACTTTACGCAAGTATTACCGCACCGAATTAGATTTAGGTAAGGCCAAAGCCAACGGACAAATAGCCAAAACCTTGTTTGGTAAAGCCACAGGGGGCGACACTACCGCATTGATCTGGTGGACAAAGACGCAGATGCGCTGGGCTGAAACCGTTAAGCAAGAAATCACAGGCGCAGAGGGTCAAGACTTGGTGATCAAGTGGGCAGCAGGGAAATAATACTGCCGTATAGCCCGCGGGAAGCATTTATGCCTTTCCACAATAGAACAGAACGCTGGTCGTGTTTGGTTGCCCACCGTAGGGCTGGCAAGACCGTGGCGGCAATCAATGACCTAATCAAACGAGCCATCACCGAGGGTCATAGAGGGGCGCAATATGCTTATATAGCCCCATTTCGCAGCCAGGCTAAACGAGTGGCATGGGACTACATTAAGCATTACGCCGCACCAATCACTAAAACCACCAATGAATCAGATTTGGCGGTAGAGCTGCTTAACGGCGCAAAGATCATGCTGTTTGGCTCAGACAATGCAGATGCCATGCGAGGTTTAGGATTTAACGGCGTATACCTTGACGAATACGGTGACTTTAAGCCCAGCGTTTGGGGTAACGTCATTCGCCCCACATTGTCAGACCGGCTTGGCTGGGCGGTCTTTGGTGGTACGCCAAAGGGCAAAAATCAGTTTCACGATATTTACAAGGTCAGCCAAGTTGTGCCTGATTGGTTTCTGTTAAGGCTACCAGCAAGCGTGTCCCAAATACTGCCAGACTCAGAATTGCAGGCGGCTCGGTCACAGTTAAGCCAAGACCAGTACGACCAAGAGTATGAATGCAGCTTTGATGCCGCTATCCTTGGTGCGTTCTTTGGTCATGAAATGCGCTTGGCTGATGATGAGGGCAGGATATGTGAGTTGCCGTTTGAGCCTGAATCTTCTGTATATACGGCGTGGGACTTAGGTTACCGAGACGACACTGCCATTTGGTTTTATCAGGTAGTGCGGGGCGAGATCAGGGTAATGGACTACTACGCGGTCAGCGGCGCAAGCATTGAGGAAATCTGCGATGCGGTCATAGCCAAGGGCTACCGATATACCCGCCACCACCTACCGCATGATGCTAGAGCCAAAACCTTGGCCTCGGGTGGTAAGTCGATTGTCGAGCAATTGGCAGCGCATCTGGGCGGCATAAGCAAGTTGGCAATAGTGCCTGAGATTGGCATACAAGACGGCATCCAAGCGGTGCGGATGATTTTGCCAATCTGTTATTTTGATTCCAGATGCGATGAGGGCTTGGAAGCGTTGAGGCAATATCAGCGGGAATACGATGAAGATAAGAAAACTTTTCGTCAAACTCCGCGCCACGACTGGTGCTCACACCCCGCAGATGCGTTTAGAATGTTGGCAGTAGCCTATCGACAAGAGGCAAGAGATCAAACACCGCCCAAGGGCAAGACCCTGCAAACCATCACACTTGATGAGCTGTGGGACTTTGAGATGCAACATAAAGAGGAGCGAATATGAGCCAGCCAGTAGCAGAAGTCGGTGCATACAAAAACATCACCGCCACAGGTGCAGTCACAACAGGCCCATGCCAATTGCTTGGCTTTTACGTCAACAGCACCAGCTCAGGCACTTTGGTGCTTAGAGACGGTGGCGCAAGCGGTACAGTTATGTGCGGCACAATTACACCGGCAGTTGGTTATCACCCATTTCCCGCCAACGTAGGAACTAGCCTACACGCAACCGAGGGTGGCACATTGGATGTGACATTCTTCTTTGCCAGCGGTAACTGATTATGTACGAAGAAAACGGCGCATATGAGGGCGAAGACCCAGGCCCGTACTGGCATGACCAGATTGAGACCGCCATCAAGATATTTGATAAATGGGAAAAGCGCGGCTTAAAGGTTGTCAAGCGGTATCGGGACGAACGTGATGCCATTGAGATGCCAAGGATGAAGTTCAACATCCTGTGGTCAAACATCCAAGTGCTGTTTCCCGCCCTGTACGGCAGACAAGCCAAGCCCGAAGTTTCACGCCGGTACATGGATCAAGACCCTGTGGGTCGATTGGCTTCCACAATGCTTGAGCGTGTCATGGAGTACGAGACCACGCAATTCGGTGACTTTGACGCTGCCATGTCTGGTGCGGTGCAAGACAGATTGTTGCCTGGTCGCGGTACAGCATGGATTCGCTATGAGCCTGTAATCGTCAATGACCGCCCCGAGGTTGAGGGTGTGGAGCAAGACGAATCACAGGTTTACAACACGATTGAAGACCCGACAGAGCGCATTGATGCGGCTCACAGCCCTATTGATTACGTCTACTGGTCAGACTTCTTGCATTCACCCGCCCGAACATGGGATGAGGTTTGGTGGGTAGCTCGCGCTGTTTACATGACCAAGGAGGAGGGTGTAGAGCGCTTTGGTGACGTATTCAACAACGTAAGCCTGACTAGCTCAAACACCGACATGGACGGCAAGAATCCATTGACCGCCAAGATGACCTATGACAAAAAAGCAATGGTCTATGAGATTTGGAACAAGCGCACGGCTAAGGTTTGTTGGATTGCCAAAGGTTATCCACAGGCATTAGATGAGCGTGATGACCCGCTAGAGCTGGAAGAATTCTTTCCATGCCCTAAACCGTTGATGGCAACCACCACCACCGGCACAATGATTCCTGTACCTGATTACTGTGAGTACGAGGATCAGGCGCAAGAGTTGGATAACCTGACACAACGCATTTACCTGTTGACTAAGGCTTGTAAAGCGGTCGGTGTGTTCAATGCTGAGTTTAAAGAGCTGGCGCGGATGTTCAGCGAGGGCGTGGATAACAAGCTGTTCCCTGTTACTGGGTGGGCGGCAATGTCGGAAAAGGGCGGCTTAAAGGGCGCTATCGACATGATGGACACCTCGCAGATCATTGTGACCTTGCGGGAGCTGTACGCAGCCAGAGAACAAGTCAAGCAGTCGATCTACGAGATCATGGGCATATCGGACATCTTGCGTGGATCGTCCAAAGCCCAAGAAACCCTTGGTGCTCAACAGCTCAAGGCTAACTTTGGTAGCTTGCGGTTAAAGAGTAGCCAAGGTGATGTAGCTAAGTTTGCTACCGACATCTTTAAGCTCAAAGCGCAAATTATCTGTAAGTTTTACCCGCCCGAGCTGATTGTCGAAATGTCTGGCGTGATGAACACGCCCGATGGTCAAGACCCGCAGATGTTGCAAGCGGCGTTGGAGATGCTATCTAATAGCACCATTCGCGACTTCCATATTGCGGTTGAGGCTGACAGCTTGGCTCAGATTGATGAGCAAGCAGAAAAGCAAGGCGCACAAGAAGCCATCCAAGCTATCGGTTTGTTCTTGCGTGAGGCAATCCCTATGATTAGCCAAGCGCCTGAGACCTTGCCAATGGCTTCCGAGATGCTGTTATTCCTTGTACGCCGATTTAGAGCCGGTCGGGGATTGGAGAGCGCGGTCGAAAGGGCAATGAAAGCCCTGCAAGACAAGGCAGACCAAGCGGCTCAACAACAGCCTGGCCCGCCGCCCGAAATGCTACAAATGCAAGCCGAACAGCAAGCAGAGCAAATGCGTATGCAAGCACAAGCGCAGTCTGAACAGATGAAGATGCAAGCAGACGCACAATTGGCGCAAGCACAGGCACAGCTTGAGATGCAGATGCAACAGGCAAAAGCACAGGCTGATATGCAATTGGCGCAAATGAAAGCGGACTTTGAAGCCGCCAAGCAAAACAATGAATTACAAATTAAAGCCCGAGAAATGGCTGGAAAGGAAGAATATGAGCGATGGAAAGCAGAACTTGACGCAGCGACTAAGATCATGGTGGCAAGGATTGGTAGCAACCCTGGCATCGACTTACCAGTGGTTGAAGCAGCGGCTGCACAAATAACCAATGAGTTGGGCGGGACGATTGTCCAAGCAATGGACAAAATAACCGCCTTGCACGACAACATGGCAAACCTGCATGGAGAATCTATGCAAAACATTGGCGCTGCTATGCAAAGGCTCACCGCACCCAAGAAAGTTATCAGGGGTGCTGACGGTCTTGTCATAGGCGTGGAGACCACATGAGCCTAGCCCTTGCTGATCGGGTAAGACAAACCACCACCTCAACAGGTACTGGGACGATCACGCTAGATGGCTCGGTTGTAGGGTTTCAGTCTTTTGCGGTCATTGGTAACGGCAATACGACCTACTACACCATTTCGGGCGGCGCTCAATGGGAGGTGGGAATCGGTACTTACTCTAGCGGGACACTAGCTAGAACAACCGTAATCTCCTCATCCACAGGCTCAAAACTGGATCTTGCGGCTGGCACAAAGGATGTATTTGTTACGTTGCCCGCTGAAAACACCATAACCTCCATTGCATCTGCTGATGGAAGCGTTATTGTTACCACGGCGGGATCGCTTGTTGACCTTGCGGTGTCGCAAACGTCCCCAGCCTCTGTACTTGTCGAGCGAGTACGAAATTCAACAGGTGCAACCTTAACAAAAGGAACAGCGGTATATATCTCAGGCGCAACAGGACAGCTTCCGACTGTTTCTAAAGCATTGGCAACAAGCGATGCCACATCAGCGCAGACTTTGGGATTGATAACAAGTGACTTGAACAACAATTCCAATGGGTATGTAACCATCATTGGGTTGGTTGATGACCTTGACACATCAGCGTACACCGATGGGGTTCAACTTTATTTAAGCCCGACCACGGCAGGCGCTTTGACCGTAACCAAACCGTATGCGCCACAGCATCTTGTATATGTGGCTGTCGTTGCCCATGCTCACCCAGTTCACGGCAAGTTAATTGTTAAGGTGCAGAATGGTTACGAGATGGATGAGTTGCATAACGTCTCAGCACAAAACCCAAACAATGGCGACATATTGGTTTACAGCTCGGCAACAGGTCTGTGGGTAACAAGCGCACCCTCTGCCACTTGGGGAACATAAGTGTTTGGCTACGCATCATTTGCGGAGTTACCATTTGCCACAATTGGCGTTGGAGTTGCACCCACACCAGTAGAAGATATTCTGCTTGGCGGTCACTTTGGCTTTGATGAAAAAAAGCGCAATGCACAATGGGCTAAAGACCGAAAGCTAGAGGGCCAACGCAAGCTCAAATTGCAAGAGGCGTTGTTTGGTCTACCGCCCGAGGTTAGAGAAGAAATCACCTCCGCGCCTGAGCAAACAATAGAGGTTGCGGTCAGAAAACAAATTGATTATGATTTGCTCATGCAAAGGGTCAAAGACCTTGAAGTGCGTGTTAAGCTCAAACGTGATGAAGAAGATATTGCAATGATCTTGGAGATGATGTGAGAACAACATGGGTATTTCCATCTGACGGTAGCGAGCCTTACGAAAAGTCTAAGGGCCAAGCCGGTGAGTACACCACGGTCATGGGCGACATTGCCCCATTCATGTCACCTGATGGCAAGATGATTGAGGGTAGAAAGCAATGGCGTGACCACCTCAAGCGCACCGATTCGATTGAGATGGGGCATTCTGACGTTAAGTATGCACAGCAAGAGTGGAACAAAAAGAAAGAGGCGCACCGAGACAGGTTGCGCGGTCAATTGCAGACCGTACAAGAGTTTGACCGACCAGGCGCACCGATTGCACCTGTTAAGATGTCTAACCTAAACGTAGAGATGGCAAACCGTTTACACAACCGTCCCATGCCTGAGCGCAAGGAGATGATCAAAATGACTTTGGAACAAATGAAAAGGATGAAGTGATGGAAAACGAAGTTGTCGCACCCGACACAGTAGAAACACCAGCACCCGA